CTTTCTCGGAGAAATGTTGGGGATACAAAAAAAGGCCTTAGACCGGTTATCGGCCCAAGACCCCTGTGTTGCAGACTTGCCGGAAGTTTACCCTACGGGATGGATACCGGCCCCGGATGGGTTTCTTGACCTACTACTTGATAGGCCCCTAGGGTATCATCCTAAAAAGAAAAAAAAGGAAAAAAAAGAAAAAAGAACTTATGCTATATGCATATTATACCCACTTTCCGATACCCTGTCAAGTACTTTTTTACATTTAACAGTAATTATTTTTCTTGACAACACAATATCAATAGGATATAATATGCTTATCAAGACCGAAGGAGACGTCCTTTTGAACCTTAGCCTTACTTCTCTCACTTCAGAGTTTAACTCTGTCACTGCTTTGAACCTCAACTTTGAGGCAATCGAAGATTGGTCGGACACTGTCCTCTCTCGTAGTGGTGGAGTGATGACAGGCGACCTTGACATGAACGGGTTCAAGCTACTCAATGTACCTGCACCTGTTAACCCTACAGACGTAGTCCGCCTACAAGACCTTGAAGTTGGAGGTATTGACATTGATGATATTGTCCCTCCTCAGTCCGGTAATTCTAACAAGTTCCTTTACACTGATGGTGTTACTGTTAGTTGGGCTACTGCACCCGGAACGCCAGGTGCGGGTATCAGCTCCCTCACTGCTGGGACTGGGCTTACTGGCGGGGTTATTACTACTATTGGGACTATTAGTCTCGCCAACACCGCTGTAGTCCCTGGGACGTACGGAACAGCAGCAAACGTGCCTGCGGTTACTGTAGACGCCCAAGGGAGGATTACGGGGGCTGTCAACACCCCTATCAGCATTACAAAGAGTCAAGTCTCAGACCTTGGCACTATTGGCACTATGGCAGCCCAGAACACTGCTAGCTATGTCCCTAAGGCCGGTGGAGCTTTTACGGGGGACATCACTAGGGATACTCGCGGAGCCTACATTCATCACAACGGCGCTGGATTTACTAGTGGCCGTATCTTTGTTCAAGCAGCCGGTAGCCCGCCTACTATGGCTAATGGAGACATCCTTCTTGAGTATTAAGGTCCGAGACGATACTGGAACGCTACGGACTATTGTTCGTGGGTCGGTAATGGTTGACGGAACTCTCCGAGCGCTTAAAACCGTTAAGGTCAAAGACAGCGGAGGTGTCCTTAGGACTGTGTTCTCTGGTTTAAAGGTCTCTTCTAACTTTTCTGTCTTTAGTGGCTTTGGTAATGTAGAACCTATTATTGCTACTCCTACTTGTGTTGTGACTCCTTCTGGCGGGACAGCCCCTTATAGCTACGCATGGACTCTTGTAGGTGGGGACAACAACGGAGTCTCTGTAGCTATTGCACCCACAAGTAACGCTACGGCTTTCAGGGCCACAGGACTTTCTGAGTTTGTACCACACGAAGCAATCTTTAGATGCACAGTTACAGACAGTGGTGGAGTAACTGGGAGCGTAGAAGTTAGCGTAACCTTTACTAAGTTTGGAGGAATCCTTTGACGTTTGTACGTAAAATCCAGGCTGACCAAGACCAGCCGCACCTTACAGATATAGGGACGTACTACACGGCCCAACTGTTCTACGAGCGCTACACCCGTATGCCCGTAGATAAGAAGGTAGGAAAACCTAAGTTTACTCTTCACCGCAACTATGAAGGGTTCATCAACTTTGGGGCAAGGTACGTTGCTCTTGAAGACCCGACAGGTTATAAAGTCACCCAAGAACTCCTCAACGGAGAGTACGCCCACTGGGTCACGTTGATGGACCAGAAGTGGTTTCGGGACGCTAAGGCTGTTTGGGATAAGGAGCTAGACGCAAAGCTGATGGCTCGTGGCCTGGATTCAATTATGCAAATTGCAAGGGGAGATGATGAAGAGGTCAAGCCTCCGGTCAAGCTACAAGCGGCAAAGTTTCTTGCCACGCGAGGATACGTTCTGCCTGAGCAGAAAGCAACTAGAGGACGGCCTTCCAAAGAAGAAGTCGAAGGCGAACTCAAAAGGGAAGCGAATCTTCAAGCAACCGTTAGCGAAGACTTTGCGCGTATTGGAAAGAAAGGAAAGAATTGATGGCTGCTTCCAGACGTACAGCTAAAGAAACTAAAGCAGTAGCAAAGTCTATACAATTTAAAAAGAACAACCCAGGACGTTCTGAAGACTATTTTGATATTCAAGCTCGTGAAGCAACCTCAGCTTCGAGACGAGAGTACGCACGACAACAAAAGAAAGCAGCATCTAAAAAGAAATACGGAGGTAAGTAATGCCCACTGAAGCACGACGCAGGGCACAAGCCAAGTATAACAGCAAGCCGGAGCAAGTCAAGCGCCGTACGGCCCGCAACGCTGCGCGTCGTGAAATGATTCGCAAGGGCAAGGCCCGTAAGGGTGACGGTAAAGACGTTGGGCACGCCAACGGCAACCCCCATGATAACAGCGCTGGAAACCTTCGGATGGAATCAAAGAGGCAAAACCGCTCTTTCCGCCGAACTAAGAATGCAGGAAAAAAGAATCCCCGTGACTAATAAATCCGTTATTGACGAGATTAGAGAGGCTGCTGAAGCTGACCTGGAAACATTTATCCGGCTTGTTGCTCCTTATCAAGTTCTTGGCTCTGTGCATCAAGAACTAATTCAATGGATGACACGGAGGGACGCCAGTACCCACCAGCTTATTCTCTTACCTCGAGATCACGGAAAGAGCCGTTATGTTGCTTTCTGGTGTGCATGGCACATCACTAAGAACCCAGATACTCGCATTCTTTACATTAGCTCTACTGCCAACCTTGCAGAGAAGCAGTTGTTTTTTATCAAGCAGATTTTGACTAGCTCTATTTATAAGCGTTATTGGCCTGAGATGGTAAACGCGGAAGAAGGTAAGAGAGAAAAGTGGACTAATAGTGAAATTAGTGTAGACCACCCCAAAAGAACCCAAGAAGGCGTCCGAGACCCTACCGTGTTTACTGCCGGTCTTACTACAAGCATTACAGGTTTACACTGCGACGTAGCCATCCTTGACGACGTTGTGGTTTACGAAAACGCTTATACCGAAGAAGGTCGTAATAAAGTTAAGTCTCAGTACTCCCTGTTGACCTCTATTCAAGGCACGGGCTCTATCCAAAAGGTTGTGGGCACTAGATACCACCCCAAAGACCTCTATGGCTACATGATTGAAACCGAGTACGAAGAGTATGATGAGGAGGGAAACATTGTTGGTTCTACTCCTGTTTACGAGACATTTGAACGGGCCGTCGAAGATAGGGGTGACGGTACGGGTGAATTCCTTTGGCCTCGCCAGCAACGGTCGGATGGGAAGTGGTTTGGGTTTGACATCAAGGAGCTTTCAAAGAAGCGCGCTACTTACCCTGACCGAACTCAGTTTCGTGCTCAGTATTACAATGACCCTAATGACCCTGACAATGCTCGTATCTCGCGGGATAAGTTCCAGTACTATGAGCCTAGGCTTTTAAAGTACGAAGGAGGCAACTATTACTACCAAGACCGTAAACTCAACATCTTTGCTGCTGTCGATTTCGCCTATAGTGTATCCAAACGGTCCGACTATACTGCCATTGTGGTCATTGGAGTTGACCGATACTGGAATACATACGTTCTCGACATCGAACGCTTCAAAACCGACAAGATTTCCGAGTACTTTAAACGCATCCTTGAACTCCACGGAAAATACGGATTCCGAAAAATCGGAGCAGAAGTAACTGCGGGGCAAAAGGCTATTGTCCGAGAACTTATTGAACAGTATATTAAGCCTAATGGCATGTACTTGTCAGTCACAGAGCTTGCCCATACTCGACATGAGGGAACAAAAGAAGAGCGTATTGCAGCCTTGCTTGAGCCTCGTTACGAAAACCAGCAAATCTGGCATTATAGGGGAGGCAACACCAGCGTCCTTGAAGACGAGCTAGTCAGCAGCCACAGCCAGCATGACGACGTCATTGACGCCCTTGCAGCGGCTATCAGCATTGCAGTTCCGCCTGTAGGGGCTCTTGCAAAAGACCGAGAGAATAACAAACGTAATATTTCTTATCACCCGCGATGGGGAGGAGTTAAGGCAGCATAATGGCACGCACAATTGACATCTTTAGCATTATGAATAAAGACGGTGTTGCTACGCGCATTGCCGACCTTTATACGTCTTGGGAGAACTACCGAACAAATTGGGTAGACGACAAGCAAGAGATTCGAGAGTACCTCTTTGCAACGGATACCACCCACACTAGTAATGAAGCTCTTCCCTGGAAAAACCGGACCCATATTCCGAAGCTTTGCCAAATTCGAGACAATCTCCATGCTAACTACATGAGCGCTATGTTTCCTAATGAGAACTACCTTGTGTGGGAAGGGGATAATGCCAATGACCAAACAGTAGAAAAAAAGAAAGTCATTCAATCTTATATGTCCAACAAACTGCGTCAGGCAGATTTCAGGACCACTGTAAGTCAGCTTCTGCTAGACTGGATTGACTATGGTAACTGTTTTGCTATGCCCGAATTTGTGGTAGAAAAGCACCGCGACCCTAGCACACAAGAAGACCTTGTCACTTTTATCGGGCCTAGACTTACCCGCATTAGTCCTCTCGACATTGTGTTTGACCCTACAGCGGCTCGTTGGGAAAATAGCCCTAAGATTATCCGAACTCTCAGGACTCTGGGTGACGTTGCTGCGGAGATTGAAGACTACCCAGAAAAGGCGTACTTAAAGACGGCCTTTGACAAAATCAAGGCTAACCGAGCGTCTTTATCCAATTATAGGAACACAGACTTTACTAAGTCCAACGCAATTTCTATTGATGGTTTTAGCTCGTTTTTCCATTACTTACAGTCAGACTTTGTTGAAGAACTACACTTCTACGGAGATTTCTATGACAAGGAAGAAGACAAGCTTTATAAGAACTATTGCATCAGTATTCTAGACCGTAGCATTATTGCTAAGATGGAGCCTAACAACTCTTGGCTTGGTCGTCCACAAATCATGCACTGTGGGTGGAGACAGCGTCCTGATAACCTGTACGCTATGGGTCCACTCGACAACCTTGTGGGTATGCAGTATCGTATTGACCACCTTGAGAATGCTAAGGCAGACGCGTGGGACCAGTTTATTCACCCTATGCAGCTTATCAAAGGAGCAGTAGAAGATTATGACTATGCTCCCGGCGAACGCATCTATACGGACGTAGACGGAGATGTCAGCTTCCTTAGGCCTGATACAAACTTCATGACGGCTGACACCCAAATTGCAATGTACGAAGCCAAAATGGAAGAAATGGCCGGGGCTCCAAAACAGGCTATGGGTTTCCGAACTCCGGGCGAAAAGACTAAGTACGAAGTTCAAGTTCTTGAAAACGGAGCTAACCGAGTCTTCCTTAACAAGATTGCCTATTTTGAAGAGAAGTTTCTTGAGCCTGCCGTAAACGCAATGCTTGAGATTAGTCGCCGTAACATGGATAAGGCGGAAGTGGTCAAGGTTCTTGACGACGAAACTGGGGCAATGTTGTTTGAGACAATTACAAAGGAAGATATTACCGCCCTAGGTAAGATTGTGCCTATGGGTGCGCGGCACTTTGTTACTTATGCTAACATCATTCAAAACCTTACACAGTTTTACGCCAGCCCAGTTGGGCAAGACCCTGCTGTCCTAGCACATATTAGCGGGAAGAATGTGGCTAAGGCTATGGAGACCTTGCTTGAGATGGAAAGGTTTAAAATCTTCCAGCCTAATGTCCGTCCTGCG